ATCCGTTAATTATCCATTCTTTTTCAAGCCTATCCAGGACGGAATGGACCGTCCAAAGACCGAGCTTGCCTACAGGGTACCAGCGTCCAAGTTCACAAGAAGAAGTATCGTCAAGACCAGCGATGAAGCCGGTGAAACCCTCTCGGGTTTGGACACCACAATCGACTGGAAGAACACGGGGGATAACGCCTACGATGGAGAGAAACTCAGGCTCCTCGTCCACGATGAGTCGGGGAAGTGGGAAAGGCCGAACAACATCCTCAACAACTGGCGTGTTACGAAAACCACCCTTAGACTAGGTTCTAGAATTATAGGTAAGTGTATGATGGGATCAACATCAAATGCTTTAGATAAAGGTGGTAGAAATTTTAAAAAATTATATGATGACTCAGACGTTACAAAAAGAAATGCCAATGGACAAACTCGTTCAGGACTCTATTCTTTGTTCATTCCTATGGAATGGAATTACGAGGGATACATTGATTCTTATGGCCACCCTGTCTTCAAAACACCATCAAAAAAAGTGTATGGACCTCATGGAACACCAATCAAAACTGGGGTTATTGAATACTGGGATAATGAAGTAGAAGGTCTTAAAGATGACCAAGATGGATTAAACGAATTTTACAGACAATTTCCTCGTACAACTAAACACGCGTTTAGAGATGAATCTAAAATGTCTTTATTTAATCTAACTAAAATTTATCAACAAATAGATTTTAATGAAGATTTAAAAAACTCTTTATCAGTTACGCAAGGCAATTTTCAATGGGAAAACGGAGAAAAAGATACTAGAGTTATATTTGCGCCAAGCAAACAAGGTAGGTTTTTTATAACATGGGTACCACCTTTACAGTTGCAAAACAAAAGATTTATAAAGAACGGAGTTAATTATCCTGGTAACGAGCATTGTGGCGCTTTTGGTTGTGATCCATATGATATATCAGGTACAGTTGACGGTAAAGGTTCTAATGGAGCTTTGCATGGGTTAACTAAGTTTAGCATGGAAGAAGTTCCACCAAATCATTTTTTCTTAGAATATATTGCTCGTCCACAAACAGCTGAAATATTTTTTGAAGATGTACTTATGGCTTGTGTGTTTTATGGTATGCCAATATTAGCAGAGAATAACAAACCTAGATTACTTTATTATTTTAAACGTAGAGGTTATAGAGGTTTTGCTATGAACAGACCTGATAAAAAAAGAAATAAACTATCTGTAACAGAAAGAGAAATAGGTGGTATACCTAATTCAAGTGAGGATATAAAACAAGCACATGCTTCTGCTATAGAAACTTATATAGAGCACTTTGTAGGATTAAAAGAAACAGGTTATGGAGACGTGTATTTTCAAAGAACTCTAGAAGATTGGGCTAAATTTAATATAAACAATAGAACAACACACGATGCGTCTATTAGTTCTGGCTTAGCTTTAATGGCCTGCAACAAACATAGGTATTTACCTGTTAATAAAATTGAATTAAAACCAGTTGATCTTGGAATAAAAAGATACGACAACAAAGGAACTTTATCAAAAATTATAAATTAATGAATATATATACTAATACCAATAGTGCTTTCCCTAGTCAAGTAGTGAGTGATGCTGAAAAAGCAAGTTTGGAATACGGAAGTCAAGTTGCTATGGCAATTGAGTACGAGTGGTTTCGCTCAGGAAGAACTACAGGTAATAGATATTTAACTAATTGGAATCAATTTCACCAATTGAGACTGTACGCTCGTGGAGAACAAAGCGTGCAAAAATACAAAGATGAATTGTCTATAAACGGCGATTTGTCTTATCTTAATTTAGACTGGCAACCAGTACCTATATTATCTAAATTTGTTGATATAGTTGTCAATGGTATATCAAACAAAAGTTATGATATAAAAGCATATGCTCAAGATCCTGAGTCTGTAAAAGCTAGAACAGAATACGCTTCTAAAATACAAGAGGATATGTTAGCTAGAGAATATCTTGATTCTTTAAAGGATAGTCTAGGTATAAGTTTATATCAAAGTATGGATCCTACTAACTTACCTGAATCACCGGAAGAGTTAGAATTACACATGCAACTTAGTTATAAGCAATCAATTGAAATAGCAGAAGAAGAAGCTATATCATCTGTGTTAGCACAAAACAAATATGATTTAGTTAGACGTAGATTAAACATGGACTTAACGGTTTGTGGTATTGCTGCTGCTAAAACAAATTTTAATACTGCTGAAGGTATAACTGTTGATTATGTAGATCCTGCTTATTTAGTTTATTCTTACACGGAAGATCCAAACTTTGAAGATATATATTACGTTGGTGAAGTAAAGTCTATAACAATACCTGAGCTTAAAAAAGAGTTTCCAGATATTAGTCAAGAAGAATTAGAACGTATACAAAAAACTCCAGGCAATAGATCTTATGTTACAGGTTGGGGTGGTTATGATGAAAATACTGTTCAAGTAATGTACTTTGATTATAAAACATATTCTAATCAAGTATTTAAAATAAAACAAACTGATCAAGGTTTACAGAAAGCTTTAGAAAAAGACGATACATTTGATCCACCGGAAAACGATAGTTTTGAGAGAGTATCAAGATCTATTGAAGTACTATATAGTGGCGCGAAAGTTTTAGGTACTGATACAATGCTTAAATGGGAACTTGCAGAGAACATGTCAAGACCTTTAGCTGATACTACAAAAGTAGAAATGAATTATTCTATATGTGCGCCTAGAATATATAAAGGACGTATAGAATCACTTGTAAGTAAATGTATAGGTTTTGCTGATATGATTCAGCTAACACATTTAAAGTTACAACAGGTTATGTCTAAAATGGTACCAGATGGTGTTTATTTAGACATGGACGGTTTAGCAGAAGTTGATTTAGGTAACGGTACAAACTACAACCCTGCAGAAGCACTTAACATGTATTTCCAAACAGGTTCTATTGTTGGTAGATCACTTACTCAAGACGGTGACTTTAATCAAGGTAAAGTACCTATACAAGAATTAAGTAGCTCAAGTGGCCAAGGTAAAATACAAAGTTTAATACAAACTTATCAGTATTATTTACAAATGATACGTGACGTAACCGGGCTTAACGAAGCTAGAGATGGTAGTACACCAGATAAACAAACATTAGTAGGATTACAAAAAATTGCTGCAAATGCTTCAAACACTGCCACTAGGCATATAAAGCAAGCTAGCTTATATGTAACTTTAAGAATAGCAGAAAATATAGCTTTAAAAATAGCTGATGCTTTACAGTTTCCGCTTACGGCTGAATCTCTAGTAAACAATATATCCAACTATAATGTTAATACATTAACAGAAATAAGTAATTTAAATTTACATGATTTTGGTATATTCTTAGAATTAGAACCAGATGAAGAAGAACAACAGCAATTAGAACAAAACATACAAGTTGCTTTACAGCAAGGTGGTATTGATTTAGAAGATGCTATAGATTTAAGACAAATAAAAAATCTTAAACTAGCAAATCAAATGCTTAAAATTAAGCGTAAGAAAAAAGGTAGAGAAGAGCAACAAAACGCTATGCAGCAATCACAAGCTCAAGCAAATGCTCAAGCTGATGCTGCTGAAAAAATTGCAATGTCTGAAGTTCAAAAACAAGAAGCTATATCAGGTTCTAAGGTACAATTTGAACAAGCTAACAATCAAATGGAAATACAACGTATGCAAATTGCTGCTCAAATAAAGCAACAACAAATGCAATTACAACATAAGTTTGATATGCAGTTAAAGCAAATGGACATGAAAGCTACTAGTGAAAAAGAAGCTGAAATAGAAGATCGTAAAGATAAACGTATTAAATTAGAAGGTACGCAACAAAGTCAAATGATAGATCAAAGACAAAATGATTTATTACCAATAAATTTTGAAGAACAAGACGGAGCAGCAATGATGCCTAACGTCTAATTATTAATTATTTAATTATATTATATTATGTCAGAAGTAAAAACAAATGAACCTGTTAAACAGGAAGGTGACTTTAAAATAAAGTCTAAGCCTAAAAAACCTAAGCAACTAGGTGTTAAAGAACAAGAGATCAAAAAGGTTAATCTTAAAGAGCCATTAGTAGAAATACCAAATGATGTTGTTAAGGTTACAATACCTAACGAACCAGTTAAAAAAGAAACAGATGCCATTCAAATCGGAGAAACAAAGGAAGTACCTGTGGAAAAACCATCCGGAGATAGCACAGAGGTGGGAGAACCTGTACAAGAGTCCAACGAGGATGTTGAAGGGTTTTCTCCAATCAAAGAAGTAACTGAAGAAGAAGTAGAAAAAGTAACAAAAGAAGTTAAAGAAGCTGTAAGAGATGAAAAGGTATTAGGCAAAGCTTTACCTGAAAATATTGAAAAGCTAGTTACTTTTATGGAAGAGACTGGTGGAACCATAGAAGATTATACAAGACTTAACGCTGATTATTCAAGTGTTGATGAAAATACTTTACTAAAAGAATATTACAGAAAATCTAAACCTCATTTAAACAATGAAGAAATAGATTTTATAATGGAAGAAAGCTTCCATTTTGATACAGATCTTGACGAAGAGCGTGACGTCAAAAAGAAAAAACTCGCTAAAAAAGAAGAGGTTGCGAAAGCAAAAAACTTTTTAGAGGAAACGAAAAAGAAATATTACGACGAAATCAAGTTGAGACCCGGCGTAACTCAGGACCAACAAAAAGCTATGGACTTTTTTAACCGCTACAATGAACAGCAGAAACAAGCTGAGCAACAACATGATGTATTTCAAAAAAATACTAAAGAACTTTTTAATCAAGATTTCGAAGGTTTCGATATCAAAGTTGGTGAAAAAAGATTTAAGTATAATATAAAAGATGTAGATAAGGTTGCTGAAAATCAATCAAATATTAACAACCTGGTTAAGAAGTTCTTAGACAAAGATGGTAATGTTAATGACGCGGCTGGTTATCATAAAGCTATATACGCTGCTGATAATGTCGATAGAATCGCTACTCATTTTTATGAGCAAGGAAAAGCTGACGCAGTTAAAGACGTGGTTAATAAGTCTAAAAACTTATCACCTATAAAAGCTAGATCACAACAAGGTGATGTTTTTATAAACGGATTAAAAGTTAAAGCAATTTCTGGTGCTGATTCTTCAAAACTGAAAATTAAAACAAGAAAATTTAACAATTAAAAATTAAACAATTATGAGTTTATCTCCACAATTTGGTAGTATTGTACCAAGTCCAACTCAAACTCCATCACCTTCTGCTTATTTAGCATTTAACGGTGGAGCAAATGACTTTGCACAACAATATTTACCAGAAATTTACGAACAAGAAGTAGAGCGTTATGGAAACAGAACGTTATCTGGCTTTTTAAGAATGGTTGGCGCTGAAATGCCAATGACATCTGATCAAGTAATTTGGTCTGAACAAAATAGATTACATATATCTTACAATGGATGTACTGTAGCTGCAGGTGGTAATGCTGCTGCTGGATTAGCGTCAGTTGTTACAATTCCGGTTAATGCACCAAGTATAGTAAATGTTATATCTATAAATGATACTGTTGTACTTTTAGATCCTGCTACAGGAGCTGAAGGAAAAGGTATTGTTACAGCTAGAGCTGCTGGAAACGTAACAGTTCAGCCGTTTGCTAACGCAACATTTGATGCACAAGGAATCACTATTGGTACTGGAACAATTAAATTATTTGTTTACGGTTCTGATTATACTAAAGGAACAACTATTGGTGCAGGAGTAGGAAACTCTGCCGAAAGAGTATCTGTTGATCCTAATTTCACACAATTTTCTAACTCACCAGTGATCATAAGAGATCAGTACGTTGTTACTGGATCTGATATGGCTCAAATCGGTTGGGTTGAAGTTGCTACTGAAGACGGTGCTTCTGGATACCTTTGGTATTTAAAAGCTGAATCTGAAACAAGATTACGTTTCGAAGATTACTTAGAAATGGCAATGGTTGAAGGTGAATTAAACGCTAACGCTAACGGTGCTGCAGGAGCATATAGTAATGATATGTTACCAGGTACACAAGGTTTATTTGCTGCTATTAGAGACAGAGGAAATGTAGAAGTAGGATTTACTGCTGCTGCTGGACTTGATGAATTTGATGCAATACTTAAAAACCTAGATACTCAAGGAGCTATCGAAGAAAACATGTTATTCTTACAGAGACAAACATCTCTTGATTTTGACGATATGTTAGCTTCTATCTCTGGTGGTTTCGCTGGTGGTACTGCTTTCGGTTTATTTGAAAATTCAGAAGAAATGGCTTTAAATCTTGGATTCTCAGGATTTAGAAGAGGTTCTTATGATTTCTATAAAACTGACTGGAAATACTTAAACGATGCTTCTACAAGAGGTGCTATCGCTGGTATTAATTCAATCGAAGGTGTATTAGTTCCTGCTGGAACATCTACAGTTTATGATCAAATCTTAGGTACTAACATTAGAAGACCTTTCTTACACGTAAGATATAGAGCTTCTCAAGGTGACGACAGAAGAATGAAATCATGGTTAACTGGTGGTGCTGGAGGAGCAATGACTTCTACGCTTGATGCAATGCAAGTTAACTTCCTATCAGAAAGATGTTTAGTAACGCAAGCTGCTAACAACTTCGTTTTATTCCAAGGATTATAATAATCCAACAAATGTAATTTTTACCCTCGTTATATCAACGGGGGTAATTATTACTTTTATAAACTATTTAATTATATTATATTATGGCTAAAAAAGCTCAAGCAGAAACTATTGAGGTTGCACCTCAGCCGGTAGCTACAAAAGTAGCACCACCAGCTAAACCAAGTTGGGAAATAAAAGATAGAATTTACTATTTAAAAGGAAACAAATCTCCTTTAACTTTAACAATACCAGGTAAGCATACAAGAAAACACGCTTTATTATATTTTGATGAAACATCAGGTAAGCAAAGAGAAATAAGATATGCTACTAATCAGGATTCACCATTAGTTGATGAGCAAAAAGGCGAATGTACTATGGGGCATATTATTTTTAAAGATGGATTTTTAAGAGTTCCTAAAAATATGCAAAACCTGCAAAAACTACTTTCATTATATCATCCGTTAAAAAACAAAATATACGAAGAGTATAGTGCTGTTGAAGAAGCTATAGATGAATTAGAAGATTTAGATTTACAGATTGACGCTATGAACGCTGCGCGCTCAATAGATATTGATCATGCTGAAGCTATATTAAGAGTAGAAAAAGGTTCTGAAGTAAATAGTATGAGTTCTAAAGAAATTAAAAGAGATTTATTATTATTTGCAAAAAACAATGCTTCTATGTTTATTAGCTTAGCTAATGACGAAAACGTACAGCTTAGAAACTTTGCAATAAAAGCTCGTGAAGCTGGAGTAATAAAATTATCTCAAGATCAAAGAACTTTTCATTGGGGATCAAACGATAGAAAGTTAATGAATGTTCCATTTGACGAAAACCCTTATTCAGCTTTTGCTGCGTTCTTAAAAACAGACGAAGGTGTAGAAATTTACAAATCTATAGATAAAAAGCTATAAAAACAAGTGATACTATATATAGGCGGTTACGGCCGCCTTTTTAGTATATTAAAATAAATATAAATGGTAAATATAAATACAGTATATACAACAGTCTTGTACATATTAAACAAAGAACAAAGAGGTTATGTAACTCCAGCGGAGTTTAACAGCTTAGCTGCTTTAGTTCAAGACGAGATTTTTCAATCATATTTTCCAGATGGTAACCAACTAAACAGGTTTAATCAAAATAATCAACAAAATGATACAGAGTTTTTTAACATGTTTAAAGACTCTGCTTATAAATTATATCCTTTTGAAAGAACAGCTTCGTTTACTTACAACGCAGGCGCTGGTATCCTAGGCTGGGAATACACAGGCGCTGGAACTATATTTAAATTAGGTGAAATAATATCTACATATAATACAACAAATCCTCAGTATGATTCTATTACTGAGTTAGCTAGTCAAAGTGATTTTTCTAAGATCACAAGATCTGCATTGACAGCTCCAACTATGCAATATCCTTTATGCACGACAGGCACAGGGCCAAATAACTCTGTACTTATAAAAGTTAGTCCACAACCAAACGTTTTAAACGTGAACGCTTTGTTTACTCCAGTAACTCCAGAGTGGAAATTTACCATTGGATCACTAGGCCAATATATATACTCTAGTTCGTCAATTGATTTTGAACTAGATATATCAGAGCAAATAAACTTAATAATAGGTATATTAAAATATTGCGGTATAATAATAAGAGATCCTGAAATTATACAAACGGCAGAAGCAGAAGCGCAACAAACTTCAATAAATGAAAAATCTTAAAAAATGGCACTAATAACAGAAACTAATCAACAATATTATCAAGGCGCGCAAGGCTTTAGAGGTACTGGTAATGCTCTTACTATTACAACAACTTTTGATACTGATTTAGTTTTTGGAAGCTACGATCCAGCAGTTGCAGATTATACTTTAAATAACTTTAAAATATACACTAGTACTACAGGTTTTCCTGGTAGCTGGAGTGAATATCTTTCAGTCTACACTGTTGTTAACAATCAAATAACGTTCAACACAGCTCCTTTTCCTGCTAACAATTTATTTATAGTTGTTCAGTTAAAAACATTAGACGGTGGTCAGTATGCTAGTAGTATAACAGAAGAAGCAATAGGTGATGCTGTTGAAGAAAACTATGGTACATATCAATATGTTAAACTAAACGATATTATAGACAATTATATGGTTGGTTACGTGGGTGATGGTAAAATAATACAAAGAGCAAAAAAATCTGATGTGTTGTTTTTTGCAAAAAGATCTTTACAAGAATTTAGTTACGATACATTAAAAAGTATTAAATCACAAGAGCTTACAATACCAGCAAGTTTATCTTTAGTTATACCTCAAGATTATGTTAATTACGTAGCGTTATCATGGATAGATTCTCATGGTGTTAAAAGACCTATATATCCAAATAATAACTTAACTATAAATCCTTACGAAAAATTACTACAAGACGATAGAGGTATACCTACACAAGATAGCTTTGGTGAAGACTTAGAAGGAACATCGTTAACAGTAGAAAGATGGAAAGAAACAAATGCTAATAGATTATTAAATAATCAAGCTTTAAATGAACTTGATAATTTTGCATACGATGTTTACGGTAATGATTTTGGCTCAGGGCCTTGGAACTGGGGAAGATTATACGGTTTAGACCCTCAGTATTCTAACGTAAACGGTTGGTTTGGCATAAATGAAAGAGATGGTAAGTTTACTTTTTCTAGCAACTTAGCAGAGAAATTAATAGTATTAGAATATATATCAGATGGATTAGCTTACGATCTAGATACTAGAGTACCTAAGATGGCTGAAGAGGCAATGTATTTAAGTATATCATATAACTTATTAGCAAATAGAGCTAATGTATCAGAAGGTATGGTTGCTAGATTTAAAAAAGATAAAAGAGCTGCATTAAGAAACGCAAAGATAAGATTATCTAACATAAAGCTTGAAGAAATAGTTCAAGTGATGAGAGGTCAGTCTAAATGGATTAAACACTAAAATTTAATGGCACAAGCAAGAAACACTTTTTCTAAAAGTAAAATGAACAAAGATCTCGACGCTAGGTTAATGCGTAGTGATGAGTATAGAGATGCTCGAAATATTCAGGTCAGTAGATCTGAAGGGGCTAATGTTGGTTCTTTAGAAAATGTTCTTGGTAATGAATTATTGTTAAATATTAATACTTTAACAGGTTCTACTGGTCAAAAATGTATTGGATACTTAACTGATGAAATAAGTAATTACATTTATTTATTTACAACAAACGATACTTCTACAGCTGGCTTTAACAAAATTGCACAAAACTTTATAATAAGACATGATACTGTTTCTAATATTAGCATTATATTAGTTAGTGGTGCTTATTTAAATTTTAACATTGCAAACCCTATATATGGTGTTAATTTATTAGAAGATCTTTTATTTTGGACTGACAATAGAAATCAACCAAGAGTTATAAATGTTTTAACAGCGGCTACTAACAACACTTATTACACAACAGAAGATCAAATATCTGTAGCTAAATATAATCCATATCAAGCTATAGAACTTTGGCAAGACGTAAGTCCAACGACTAACCCTGCTAGTTATGAAACTACAATCCAAGACGTTACAACTCCTTATTTACCTAATGGTGGTAGCGCTGTAACTGTTGGTTCTTTTTCTGGTGGAGCTTTATCTATAAACGTAAATCAACTTGAAAACAATATAATACCAGGTGGAAGTACTGGATCTTTAATATCTTATATAAACAGCGCAGGTAATGTAGTTAGCACAGGGACAAGAGTTAATTCGATTGTTTATGTTGTGCCAACAACGCCTAGCCCAGTCCCTGACCCTCCTTATTGGAGAATAACAGCTACATCAAATTTACCTGCTCTTAGTCAAAACACCACGTTAGTTTTTAATCCTAATCCTTATTATGATGGTCAATTTGCTGGTGATGAAGATTATTTAGAAGATAAATTTGTAAGGTTTTCTTATAGATTTAAGTTTGAAGACAATCAGTATTCTTTATTTGCTCCATTTACACAAATAGCATTTATACCAAAACAAGACGGGTATTTTTTATATGTAAAAAACGATGCTCTAAATTTTCCAGAAACAACTGATCAAAGCAATACATATAGAAGTACTATAGTAAGTTTTATGGAAAATAAAGCTGATCTTATAAAGTTAAGAATACCTTTGCCTTTTAGTAAAAATGATTTACAAGAGAAATTGAATATAAGTGAAATCGATATTTTATACAAAGAATCTAACGGTTTAGCCGTTAAAGTTATAGACACTATTAGTATAGCAGAAATAAAAGCTCAAACAGCAGAGCCTAATGTTTTCACTTATGATTATATTTCTAAAAAACCATATAAAACACTACCAGAGGATGAGCTCACTAGGGTTTACGACAAAATACCAGTAAGAGCTTTTTCACAAGAAATAGCTAGTAATAGAGTTATTTATGGTAATTTTCAAAATCAACATACACCGCCTGACAGTTTAGATTACAGTGTAAACGTTAGTGATAAATCTAATTTTAATTTAAATTTATCTACAGCCACAGCAAATGGAGCCCAAACTGCTGGAGTGGGTGTTGCTATAAATATTCAAAACGAAAGCCCTGCTGGTGGTATAAAAATAGGAGACGTAGCTACAGGTACTGGTATACCTGCTAATGCAATTGTAACCGAAGAAACAGCAACCACAATAAAATTAGACAAAGCTGTATCTTTAGCAAACAATGCGGTTATAAATTTTGCGCCTATTGGGCCTGATACTAATACCGTCACAAAAGTAGAGTATCCTAATTCTACGTTAAAACAAAACAGAAACTATCAAGTTGGAGTTATGTTATCTGATAGATATGGAAGAACTTCTACAGTTTTGTTATCTAGCAGTAAAAACGAAGTTATAACTACAGATGGAACTTTTATAGGTGATACTATTTATTCACCTTATTTAGATGAAGGAACAAGAACTGATCAATGGCCTGGAGATTCTTTAAAAGTGTTATTTAATCAACCTATAGGTCCAGACAATGCTAATCCAGCTACTGGTTGGCCAGGTTTGTATAGAGGGCTTTTACCTAGTGGAGTACCAGGTGGTAGTTATAATCCTTTAGGTTGGTATTCTTATAAAATTGTTGTAAAACAAACAGAGCAAGAATACTATAACGTTTATTTACCTGGAATAATGGCAGCTTATCCCGAAGATACTGCTTTAGAACTAGGACAAACATCTCACGCTGTCTTAATAAGTGATAATATAAATAAAATACCTAGAGATTTAAGCGAAGTAGGTCCAGAGCAAAGACAGTTTAGAAGTAGTGTAGGTTTGTTTGGAAGAGTAAACAACATTGCTAACAGTTCAACTACAGCGATTGCAAACACAAATGTTCAATATTATCTTAATAAAAGTGACGATGTAGTTTCTACTATATCTACAATGCAAGATTTATTTGATTACGATCCTGTTGTTCCGCCTTTACCTAACTATTTTCCACAATTTTATTCATACGAATCAAACCCTTTAATTGCTAGAATAAGTACTGAAAAACAAGTAGGACAAATTTCTACTACTAACTACTCACCTGTTGGTGCTGAAGTTGCTATAAATGCCACTAGTGATGAAATATTATTAAAAAACGTAATAGGTAATACTTCTGTATCGCTTATAGGAAATTCAGTAACAGGAGTTGGCTTGCCTTCTGACTTATTAGTGGCCTCGCCAGGTTTTACAGCCGCAACAAGTGTTGTTCAAACGACATCTTCAAGCGCTAGTTCAAGCAATATAATAAGCGTATCATCTAGCTCTAACATAGAGCCAAATCAATACGTTAGCGCTACAGGCGTGCCAGAAGGTACGGTGGTCCAAAGTATAAACGGATCTAATGTTACTGTTAGTAATGTTGTTGATATTGCTAATGGAGTTACTATAGATTTTCAAACACCAGCAAAAATAAAAGTAAATCAATCAGTTACAGTCTCTTTTGATACAGAAATAACTATAGTAAATGACGCTACACCAGGTGTGCAATACCTAGCTGTTATGGAAACTGAACCAGTAGAAAGTCTTTTAGATATATTTTGGGAAACAACTAGCACTGGTTTAATAAGTGATTTAAATTCTTTGATATTAAACTCTTCAGACGGCGCTGCTAACTTTAGTTCATTTAATACTAGCCTTTTCACAGAAGCTTTACCTACAACATCATCAATATTAAGCGCTAACTTTACTCTTGAAGATAACTTTGGTGCTGTAATATCGCCATCAAATATAACTAGTTTTGTTATTCAGTCTGTAGTAAATGGAAACGGCACTAATGTTAATAATTACTTTACGTTAAGTAATCCAACTTCAGGATTTTTTAATGTAGTAACTACACCGGCTTATTATAGTAATGTATTTTTTGGAGATGACGCTGTTTTAAGAACTTTTACTATTACTTTTAAATCAGTTATAACTAGCGGAACTAATGTGACAGAAACTTTTTACAATGAAACTGTATCTTTACAAAATGTAGATCCTATTGTAACAGCAGCAACACCAGCGTCTGGCACTACAATAAACACAAACAGGTACGAGCAATCTTTAGCAACATTAGACGGTGTAAATGGTGCTAATAATACTACGTTAAGAACTCAAGATTTAACATGGGAAATAGTTAGTGTTTTTGATTTAACTGGATCTTCGCCTACAACTGATATAGGGCCAAACGGTACTAATTTAGGTTATTTTACAATACCAAGTAGCGTAGTGTCAAATCAAAAAAGAGCCATACTTACAAATAGTTCAGGTGGTAATATGCCACCTAATAGATATACTGTTAACTTAAGATTAAGTGACGCTATTGCTAGCGTAAACGCTGTATACACCGTTGATATGGTTATAGAACCTAATGTTGTTAGAGCTATTACTTGGCAAATAGTTTGCGATGGAGAAACTCAAGCCGATAATTTTCCAGCTGTAGAAATACAAATAACAGACGGATCAGCATCACCTACGCAACAAAATGGTTGGTATATTTTTCCTGTACCTTGGAGTACATTAGTCAATGTTAATGGTGCTAATGTTATTACAATAGACAGAACAAACGCTAGATTAACAAATCCATCAGGCGCGGCATGCCCTGCTTATGGTGATGCTTTCTTTTCACCTACATCAAGCGCTGCTGTTAGAGCTTTATGGACGGCTAGCGATTGCACTTGCACTAGCGGTAACACTGGTAATATAACAGATATTAGTAATATAGATACAACTGGTTATCAATTTGAAATTGTATAATGGAAATATCTAACAAAATAAGTAATAATTAAATATGGGAGCGATAGTTGAAGTAAAGTATTTTAACTCTTTTGTTTTAAAGAAGACCGTAAAAGAAAGTAACAATACTATCGTATGGAATGGTTCTTTTGGTATACCAGCAGCAAAAGGTGGTTATCCTGTAGTTGTTGATAGCGACACAGATGGAAGCACTAACTGGGCAATAGAAGAAGCTAGAATAAGAGGTGGTTATAATAATTTGTCAACTGACAATGGAGCTAAAGCTTATTTAGTAGAAGAAGAGCCTAACGCGGTAAGAAGAGGTAATTCATTAATATACTCTGGTATATTTAACTCAAGAACAGGTATAAACAATACAAATGTATTTTCTGTAGCAGATGATATCACAAAAAGCGCAGACCCTGCAAACGGAACAATTCAAAAACTATACGCAGAAGATACTAACTTAACAATATTTCAAGAGTTAAAAGTAAGTAGAGCGCTAATAGATAAAGACGCAATATATAGCGCTGAAGGAAACTCAGCTGTTACATCTTCTAACTTAACTATAGGTGTTATACAACCTTATCAAGGTAAATACGGTATAAGTAAAAATCCAGAAAGCTTTGCGGTGTATGGCTATAATAAATATTTTTCCGATAGAAATAATAACGTAATAATGAGATTATCTAAATCTGGTCTTGATGAAATATCTAGGTTTGGTATGATAGATTATTTTAGAGATGAGTTAAATAATTATCGAGTAAATAAAATAATAGGAGGTTGGGATATACACAATGATCAATACGTTGTTAACACATTAGATGAAAAACTACTTTCTTACAATACTCTTTCTTTTGACGAAAGTGTTAAAGGTTGGACTAGCTTTTTTGATTATAATCCTGATCAAATGTTTAGCCTAAGAAATAACTTTTATAGCATTACTAACGAATCACTATACAGACACTATGCTACTTCTGTAAATAGAGGTAATTTTTACGGAGCTAATTACCGTAGCTCTGTTACGTTTATATTAAACGCTGAATCACCTGTTTCTTCTAAAAACTTTAAAACAATAGGCTACGAAGGAAGTAGCGGTTGGCAATTATCTACATTAGTGTCTGATGGAACCGGTGATGGATTAAGCCCGGCGTCAGGACAGTGGATAACAACAAATGATGAATCAGCTTTAGTGCTAAGTTTATTAGATGGTGAGTATGTATTTAATCCAGCTAACGGGTTACCTGTTGTAAGAGCCAATTATCAAGCTACTTTAGGAACTACAGAACCTCCTTTACCTAGATATTACGCTGGTTTTAATAGAAAAGAAAATAGATACGTAGCTAATTTAGTAAACAACAGCAACGCTTCGACAGGAGAAATATTATTTGGTTCTGAAATAAGTGGCGTAAAAGGATTTTATGTAACAGGAACTTTGTCAACAGATTTAGTTACAAATTTAGGTGGTGAAAAGCAATTGTTTTCAGTAATGTCAGACTACGTGATGAACAATGGATATTAAAAAATTTAAAATAAATAAAAAATGAGTGTATTAATTGGTAGTGCTATAAGCGCTGGCGCTAGTATTATTGGTGGTATTATCGGTGGTAGTAAGGCTAGAAGAGCTAAGAGAAAAGCTGCAAGAAAGCTTAAAAGAATGAACGCTAAAATGAAAGAGCTAGAGGCTAACAGACAGGAGATAATAAATCCTTATGAAGACATGACTAGTTTAAGCGGTATGATGAGTAATCCTATGGCTAATTTATCTGTTGCTACGCAAGCTACTGACATGCAGATAGAGCAAACTGACATTGCTTTAGCTAACACTTTAGACGCATTAAGAGAATCTGGTGGTGGAGCTGGTGGCGCAACTGCTTTGGCTCAAGCTGCTTTACAGTCTAAGAAAAATGTTGCTGCTGATATAGAAGCACAAGAAAAATCCAATGAAGACAAAAGAGCAGCTGGTGAAGAAAAACTACAACAAGCGCAAATAACAGAAGCACAAAGAATGCAAGATGCCGAAGCTATGGGTAAAAAGTTTGTTTATAGTGAAACTGAAAGTAGAGAGATGCAGCAATTAAATAGATTACAAAATCAAATAAACACTCAACAAGGTATAAAAGCTCAAGCTTCAGCTGATCAAACATCAGCATTAACAGGAGCTATATCTGGTGTGGCTGGCGCAGCAAGTTCTTATTACAATAACAAGTAGATCATGGAAAATAGAAACATAACAACAAACCTTTTAATTAAACAATTACTGCAAAGTGATAACATGGCTTATGTTCCAGGGTATATAGCTTCTCCTGTAGATACTGAATTTAGAGTGCTAGATAAGGCTTACCAAGATACTGGCAAACAATATGCTAAAATAAAAACAGCTATAGACCAAGGTAAGTGTGGTAATTGTATTGAAGAAAACAACATGTTGATGCAGCTTGAAGCAGCGCCAAAATTATCATTGGAGTTTTTAGAAAACGTTATGAGTGAATTAAGCGTAGTAGAAACTTCTAACTATGATCCTAATAATTACTTTGGATTTATGGTTGCTAATTGTATTATTTCTGAGAAACCTGGATTTTCTAAAACAGATGGTTACGATGTAATGTTACAGCTACTACAAAACGGAACACAAGAGTTAACTTTTACGGGACCTATATTTGATAAACCTCTAGTAATAAATAGCGCAGCTCTTAAAAGCTTATTAGAATCTGACACATCTATGGTTGTTGAAACTCCAGACATAAACATAAGCATGACAGAACTGTTAGTAGAGTCACAATTGTTTGATCCTAAATCAATAGGTGAAGATAAAAAACTAGGTGCTGATGCTAAAATATTAGAAACTTTTATATTAAAATTTAACGGTGAGCCTGATTATGAAATAATTGATTTAGGCAACGGTAAAGGTAGAAATATAATAAGGTATGACATGGATAAAATAGAGAAAAAAGTAACTCCTTTTATTAATGCTCAAGTAGCAGGTATATTAAGCGCAGAGCAAGAAGCTATTGCTGCTTGGAACGTTTATTTATCTAAAGGAACTAGCCAAGAAGAAGACGATCAAATGGTTCAAAACGCTAATGCGGCTGGTGACTCATGGTCATATGAATTAGACTTACCATTGCTTCAAGATAAAAAAGTTTTATTTTTAGAAAAGTACAAAGAATATTTTTACAAAAATTACTTAGTTCAGTTTTTAACAAACAAAATACCTAGCGTACAAAAAGACGCTTCTGTATTTGATCTAGAGCAAGCTAGACAAGCTAAGGCTGAAAAACTAATGAGTAGCACTAAATAAATTAAATCAAATGACTAGAGAAGAATATATAAAAGATTTAGTATCTCAAAATATAACTGGTAGAGAAATAGTAGAATTAGCCTCACAGTTTGAAAACGAAGAAGAAGAAGTAAAGAAAGACGATGTTGCGGCTCAGGATGCAACTGTAACATCGGCAAAACAAGAAGCATCCAAATCTTTGGATGGCAAATTATTGTTAGACCAGGAAGAAGTAAATGCTGCTGCGGAAGCTGAGTTAAAAGAAAAAAAGGAAAAAGCTTTTGAAGCTTATAGTGAAAAAGACGAAAAAGGTATTTTAGGTTTATTTGGAGAGGGTAAACTTATTGAAGGTGGATCTCGATTTATAGGAGAGTTTGTAGAAAAAGCTGTAGATTTAATGCCTGTAGCTGGATTATTTGACGAAACTATAAGTAGTATTGTTACTAATTTTGCTAAAAAAGAAGGCGCTGAATCAGGTGCTTATGGAGAAGATTATGATTTTGCAGAAGAAACAGGAGATCTTGTTGAAAGCGGTATATTGAATATAGCAGCTGGTATATCAGCTACGCCTAAGCTTATTGCAGACACTAAAAAAGTTATTGGAGACGGTGTGGGTGAAATTTTACCTAGCGCAATTACAGATATTGTTAACCAGCCAAGTATGAAAATACTTAAAAACGCTATAAACCCAATTGGTGGTTTATTAGATCAAATTAGTCAAAAAAATATTGTTGATGCTGGTATAGTTGCTTATGATAATTTTAGCGAAAAAGCAGAAGAACTAAACTTATCTTTAATGGATTTTGGTGATGATAGCATGTCTGGACAACTTGGTGAAGCTTTTATTAAATATAAAAAAGACAAAGAAGGTGAGTTTGTGTTAGATGAAAATGGTGAAAAAATAGTTGTAGATCAAAGCTTCGATGAAAGACTTGGTTCTTTTGTAACAGGAGCTTCAAGAATAACTTCATCTGCGCTAGGGTCTTTGCCTTCTGTAGCTCAATCCATGATACCTTATGTTGGTATAGCTTCAATAGTTGCTGCTGAAGCTGCTAGATCAAACATGGAAAGCGAAAAAGATAACAGACCTTTAGATTACCAAAGAATACTTCACTCGTACGTTATAGGTGCATCAGAAGGTTTGTTAGAGTATACTACAAAAAAAATTGGTGGTAACATGTTTAAAAGCTTGAGAGGTAATTCTAAAGAAGTTATAGAAAAAACACTTGGTCAGTATGCTTTAAATGTAATGAAAGATTTTGGTAGAGAAGGTTTATCTGAAACCGCGACACTACTTATAAACCAGGCTGCTGATTATATATACAAAGACGAGGTTAAAGATTTTTTTCCTAAGTGGGGAGAAGTAATGGACACGTTTTTAATTGGTGGTGTTATGGGCGGAGGCATGACATCTGTAGGTTCTGGCGCTAGCATATTAAGAAGTTACATAAATTATAAAGACATTAAAAACAACTTAAAGGGAACTGAATATAAAAGCTTAAGCGGAATGTTTGATCCAGATTCTAATTTAGATATTGATGCTACTACTGACGGCGAGGCTTTAACAGAAACGGAAACAGAAACAGAAACAGAACTAGACCAAACTACAGAGCAAGCAGAAAAAACAGTACCTAGTAAAAAATCTAAAACTTTACAAGAGTCTTCTAAAATAGAAGATGAAGTTGCTTTTATGGACAAGCAACTAGAAAAGAACGCTGTTAAAAAAGATAAAATCCAAATTACGTCTAAAACTAGTGATACAAAATTAACACCTGATCAAATTGCAGACAACCAAAACAATATACTTTTAAACCCTCAAACAGAGATGTTTTTAAACACAGAGTTAAAAAGAAAAGTAGAGTCTGGGCAAATGACAACAGATAAGGCTGAGCAAATTAAATCTAATTTTAAAACAAAACAAGGGATATCTAACTCAATATCTAAACTTGGTTTTACAGGTAAATCAAGACAATCTATTATTGATTTAAATACTGAACTAGTTGATATAAACAAAAAAATAAAAAATGCACCTAAAAGTTTAACAAAACCTGAACAACAAAGAATAAAAGAAATTGAATCTGAATTAGCTTCTATTCCTAGATCATCTAAACAACAAGCTGAGATAGATAAAAAAGTTGATCAAGAGGTTAAGCTTGCTAAAAAATATGGTAAAGGTAAAGTAAAGTCATTTGAATCTACCTCTAAATTCATGGAGACTACAGGCGTGACAGACCCTAATGTAGATGCCTATATAGATCCAGATACTGGTGAGATTTTTATAAACAAACAAAAGATGCGAGAGGTTGGCGCTATTGGTGTTGGTAGACACGAGCTGTTGCATAAAATATTAAAATCAGAGTTTCAAGGTGAAAACGGTAAGCGACTAGCTGAAGAATTTTTAAATATATTAAAAACAGAAGATCCAGCTGGATATAAATTATTAATATCTAGGATTACTCAAAAAGACGCTAATGGCAAAAGAATATATGACGATCCTTATTTAGAAGCAAATCCAGACGAATATTTAGCTATTTTTTCTTCTTTAGTAGCTGAAGGAGAAATAACACAAGAATCAATTGTAGAAAACCCTAGTTTAATAAAAAAATTAAGTGATTTTATTTCTAAAATAATAGCTAGAGCCGCTAATAGAGATACTACTGGAGAAGACGTAAAGCCAAGTAATATAAGTTTTAAAAATGGCCAAGACTTATATGATTTCATGAAAAGTTATAATAAAAATGCTGAAAGTGGAGTTATATCTGATAGAGCTAAAAAGCTTTTAGATAGAGGAGAAAACATTGTTAGCAAAGAAAAAGTAACATCTAAAACTCTTACACCACTAGAAGCTATCAATAATTTAATACCCGCAGAAATACAAACTAAAGAACAGTTTGACAAATGGATACGAAGTGAAAGTAAAGGTGGTAAAATTATAGCTGATGCTTTAAAACCAGGTGGCGTTATAAGTAATTACATAAAATCAGGAAAAACTAAACAAGAAAGCGATAAAATGCTTGATGATATTGTAGGACGAATATTTAATTTTAATCCTGAAGCTAAAAGAAAAGATGGAACTATTGTAGGGCCTAAAGCTTTTGGTGAAAGAATATTTGCTGATAGCGCTTGGGCTAATGTAACGGCTAGAAAAGAGCTATTTGAAGAAAGTGAAAGAAAAAAGCAAGAAAAAAGTATTGACAGTGGAACGATGGAAATTGCTAATAAATCTGTTATATCTAAAAAAGATGATACTAAATTAGCTAAAAAACCTACAGAAACAACTAAGTTTAATAAAGATTATTTATCTGAAGATTTTAAAAATTCTAACGACACTAGTAAAAAAGCAATTGAAAATAAAATAAATGAAACAATTGTTGAAGGCTATAAAGATAGAGACGTAACAAGTTTTAGAGATGCAGGATCACCTAAGTTTCCAATACCTAAATCAGTAGCTCAGTTTTATGCAGACATGTTTGGAATAAAAACTGTTGATGGTTTAACTAAAAAGTCTCAAAACTTTTATCCTAGAGATAGAGATGGTCTTAGAAATTTACAAAAATTCTTAATAGAAAATGCTCTTTCTGATTTTAATAGATTACCTAAAACTGTAAGTGATACCGGTAAGTCTACTGGTATACTTTCAACGAAGCTTGGTAAAGTAATGTACAATGATAACGGTGATCTTGTTGGCACTATTAAACAATATAGAGATATTATACAAGGCAAACCTGTTACGCTCACTATACAAAATGGTAAAAACAAAGGTGAACCTATAAAGTTTAATCCACCTACAAAAGATATTTCTAGAGGAGATCTTCAGCAAAACTTAAAAACAGCTTTAGATTTTCATATAAAAAATAGAGTTTTAGAGGTAAAAATACCTGAACAAGGTAAAAGAATACAATCAGGCGCTAAGTTTAGTAAAACTATAACCCCTAAACAAAACACCCAGCTTGTTGAAATTGCACAATTAGGCGGTGTTGATAGCATAACTAGTTTTTTAAAAGATAAAGGTTTACTAAAAGATGACATAACAGTTACTCAAAGCAACAGAAAAGCTAGACAAGACTCTGTTTTAGAGTCTATAAAAAAAGGCAATATACCTGCCGCTGCTATAAACTTATTAGGATTAGGTAACTTTGGCGCTAAAAGAATTGAAGATAAAAATGGAGATTATTATTATACTTTAGATAATGGTAAAACTATAATAGGTGAACCTACACTTGATAAAGATGGTAAACAAAGATATGGTAAAAAACGTAAAAACGGAACTAGGCCTAAACTTTATAGCATACCCACTTTAGCTAGCATTGAAGCTGCTTATCCAGGTCAAAACGTTAAAATTCAAGCAGCTAGAGGATCTTTATATTACGGTAAAAGTGATCCTGCTTATGTAGAAATGATGAAAGTTGCTAATAATAACAATAATCTATATTCGTCTAAAATTATAGATAATTTTAAAAACGTGCAAAGAATTATAATACCAAGAAATAAAAAATTAACTAGAAAAGATAAAAAAGCAAATAAGGTTCAAGAAGAAATAAATCAAAAAGCTTTAGCTGATTTTGTTAAAATACTAGATAAAAGAGATGGTGTAGAGTTTTTAGAAAACGGTAAACCTAATCCTAATTATGGTAAATTAATAATTCCTTTAAACGACTCTGCTTTGTTCATTTCTCAAGCTTACCAAGGCACTACGTCTTTAATAAAAATTTCAGCACCTTTTGTAGGTGTTTCGGATGTTTTTGTAAAAGCACCTAAAGGTACAAAACAAGCTAAAAGAGACATTGATTACATTGAAGAGCATAGTCCACCCGCTTCTAAAGTTGGACTTTCTATTATATATGGTTTAGCTACAGACACAGTTGTGCCAATAATGAAAGGCGTTAAAGATAATTTTATTCAAATCCAACTGTCTAATTCTTCAGATGTTATTTTAGATTTTTCAAGACTAGATAAAAGACTTGCTAATGGAACTAGTATAGTAACGCCTAATGCTGGTTTTTTAAGATTAGCCGCGGCAGTTGGTCCTAACGGAGAACGTATTAATTTAAACACAATTGAAGACTTAAATACCGGTTCAGATATAGCAACTACTATGGGTTATCCTTTGAAAGGTAAGTTTAAAAAAGATCCAAGCTCAGTTAATATTCAAAATAAATTAATGTTAGAACAAGCTACAGATCCTAACATGAAGTTTTCTAAGTCTGTAAATAGATTAAATGTTTATGTTGAAAATATAGGAGAAACTGTTATACAAGCTAGTAATAGAAACTCGGACATGTTTGGTGATAAAGTTAACACTAGCATGAGTATGGAATCTCAGGTAAAAACATTAAGCGATTACGACAAAACTTTAAAGTTTTCTAGATCTTTAAATACAAAGCCTAAAGGTATAAGTGTATTTGATTTTGATGATACGTTAGCTAAAACAAAAGAAAAAGTTATAGTTAATAAAGCTGACGGAACTACTATAGAAATATCAGCTGCTAAGTTTGCAGAGCAAGCTAGTGAACTACAAGAAAATGGAGCTACGTTTAATTTTGATAATTTTGAAAACGTAGGCAAAGGTACTCAAAAAGGACCGCTTGCTGATTTAGCTTTAAGAAGACAAGGTAAGTTTGGTAGCAAAGACATATTTGTATTAACAGCTAGACCACAAATAGCAGCTACAGACATTAAAATGTTTTTAGATGGTATAGGTTTAAACTTAC